AAACCTTGTAAAGCATTCCCACCCAAAGCACCGCCAGCAGTGTTTGCCGCACGTTGATTAGCCATCTGGCCTTGACCAAGTTGAAACTGATAGTTTGGAGCTAAACCATTTGTTAAGTCTTGCGTGTCAAACTGGTGTTGCAAATAACCAGAACCAGTGCCAGTTCCAATTGGGTTGCCAGCTTGGTCATACATTCCGTATGTGCCAGTTCCTAATGAGCCAAGCGTGTTAAAGGCTTGAGCGCCAGCAGCACGACCAGGCGTTTGCTGTTGATTGATGGTGTTAAAGTTTTTTTGTTGCAATGCAGTTGCATTATTGGCTGCATCAGCTTGTGCATTTGCGCCTTGATTAGCAGCATATGCACCAAGCACACCTGTAGCTACTTGACCCGCAGCCATATAAGGCAACATAGAAGATAGGCTAGAACCAGCGGCAGCGCCAAGTGCAGCGTTAGCAGCAGGATACATATTAGCAGCGCCAATTGCACCAACACCAGCAAGGCCAGCACCCCCAGCATTTGATACTCCAGCTAAATCAGTAGCATCTTGCGCGGCTGTGTAGGCGTTTTCTCCCATGCCAGACAAAGCAGTTCCGCTGTTAATTCCTTCGGTAGAACCAGCAACATTACCAAGGGTTGTTACTTCTGGTGCTGTATAACCAGCATATCCAGCAGGCAATTCACCAGTAAATGCACCAGTACCGCCTATATTTGTAGCACCTAAAGCGTCAGCAGTTGTGGCTTGAGTTCCAGCAGAAACACCAGCTTCAGTGCCAGCCAAAGCTGTACCGTCTGAACCAATCCAAGCACCAATTTCAGGTGCAAAGTAATATCCACCAGCGGCAAGTGCAGCGGCTTCTAATGGATGGTCAGCAACAGTCTGAACTATATCCCCGACAGCATTTCCAACTGTATTAGCTGCACTTCCGATCAAATCACCAGCACTAGAAACAGCGCCACCAATAGCATCTGTAACAGCAGAAATTGGATTTCCACCGCCATGCAACCGCATACCGCCACCTAGTTTTGGCTGGAAAGCCTCTAGTGGTAATTCACCGAAAAAAGCGTTGTATCTCATAATTTATGCTCCACCAAAATGTAACGTTGACTGAAACCCAATCTACGCCACAATCTTGCGACTGATTCTCTCACACCACCTTGTATTTTAGTCGCACCATGCGACTTCAAGATAGTCTGAAATTGGTTAAAAGTATCTGAATTTGTGATATTTTTACCACCAATGGCAGTAATAAACGCCACACGATCGTTTGGCATATTTGAAAACTGAACAGCAATTACACCCAACATATCATATCCATCAAAAACACCTAGCGTTAACCATTGTCCTGACGAAAGATACAACCTTACTTGGTCAACAGTAAAATCTTCACCAGAATGAGCCAATGAATCCTCAATAAAAGGCGCAATAACCTGCCATCTTTGTGCAATTTGATCGGGTGAAATGCGATAAATATTCATTTAAGGATTGTAATAAGGAATCTTGTAAGGCTTGCCGTTTACAGTCACATTTATGAACCCAACAGGGTTAGTTGGTAACGTTGCCGAACCAGCCGTTGCTGTTGTTGCCGAAGAAAAGTTCAACAGATTCAAAAAGAATTGTTGCCATGCCCGTGTCGGTCTTTTTGACCCCGCATCCAAGAATTCACTCTGTGGATAAGGGTTTACCTGTGGAGAGCTGTAAAGTCCATTAGACATTAGTTATCTCCACCGCTTGCTTTTAAGTTTGCGCCAATAATGACAGCGTTAACAGGGTCTGTAATTGACACCTCAAACACACGGTCACGCGCAAAGCCCAACCTGCGCCAAATAGCACGATTCTTGTACTTGCCTAGTTGACCGATTGAAACTGTGTAGTACTTTGTCCAAGTGGAGCCGCCGTCATTAGACCAGCGAAGCATTGCTTGTGGGTTTGTCGTTATGCTTATATTGTTCAAAGTTGCCTGAGTACCCAAAACATAAGTTTCAAACGGGGCAATTACAAAAGTAGCATTAGCGTAAATAATGTACGGTGAGTTAATAAAAATATCACCAGTAGGCTGCGACAAACCCGTAGTTCCAACACCAGGCTGAAATTGAATCTGCAATTCATCAAAATACTGACGCTGAAAATCTGTTACCAAGTGTGGCGCTCTACGCAATCTACGGACGTTTTGCCCGTTGTCTGTGTAGTTTTTCTTGTCCAACTCATAAATACGACCATTTTCGTAGTCGCCAACCAAAACCATGCCTTGAAACACCGCGCAGCAGTTACCACGGTGACGTTGGTAAGAATTGTCATCAGCCGTATAAAGCCACTTGTGCCACATACCTGAAGCAATGTCGTAAGCCCATGTAAGGTTTAACGTGGGAAACGTAACGACATAGATTTCATGGCCTTCAAGCTGGTAAGTCCAAGCAATAGCATCATCAATATATTGATTAGCTAATGTGTTTTCTACAGCATGAGTAGATATGCGATCAGGCATATAGCCTTTCATCTGCATAATTTGCGCTTGACCACGGTTGTTCCGCGAAACGTAAGCAAACGAATTACCCAATCGAGCCAAAGAAAATGGCGCAGCACAGCCATGTTGAGTAGAAGTGCCAGGTATTCTTTGAAACGGAAAAGGCACAGCGCCAACATCTGTCCATACTTCTGACGATACTTCACCCAACAAATACACTTCTCGATGGTCAACAATCAAAGCCACCAAATCGTCAGGAGCGCCATCTTTTAGAGAGTAGCTAGTCTGAGGCGAGATTGGCGAAAGAAGGTCTGTAGCGCCCCATTGCTGCGTTGTGGAATTGTTGTAAACAATGTAGTTGTCCATTACATCAACGGTATTAGCACCGCTGAACGCGCCATCAGTAGACGGCAAAACAGAAAAGTTAATTGCGTACATTGTCACGCCAACCGCAACCGTACTAGCTACGCTTAAAGTGTAAGTTCCTGTGCCGCCAGTACCCGTTCCCAATGCAGTAACAACAGTTCCAGCGGTTACGCCAGCGCCTTGAATAGTCTGTCCAAGGTAAATAATCCCTGTAGCTACGGCAGAAACGGTCATTGTCGTGCCAGCAATCGTGGCAGTAAACCTTGCGCCAGTAGCGGTGGAATTTAAACTTCTGGCTGATACTGTTTGAGATACGTTAACCGTATATGTACCCGTTCCACCTGTTCCAGAACCTAACGCAGTAATCACGGTTTCAGCAGAAACGCCCACCCCGTAAAGGGATTGGCTTGCCGCTAAAGTGCCGCTAGACACGTTTGTAACAGTCAGGGTAGTGCCGCTTACAGAACCTGTAAACACAGCGTTGGCAGGGCTAGAAATGCGCCATGTGTAGCGATAAGCCCCGTCCACAATGTAGACGTTCACGCCGTTATCAGTAATTCTTACCTGACCAGCAGACGAGTTCAAAATACCAATAACAGATGGCACAAGGTTAGAAGTCAGCGCGTAAACATACGGGCCAGACACCACAACCATTTGAGCGCCACCAGAAACAGCTCGCATCCCACGCACTTCTTGCGTGTTTGGCAAAACGGCTTTTAAAGTAAGTCCAGGCGTGGGATAAAGAGCCACGACACCGTTTGTGCCTGGCTGCTTTAATGGGTCAATCTCAGGAAAGAAATTGATGCACTCTTGAGCATCTTGGTAGATGCTTGGTGCTTCGTAACTCGACCATACAAATCCGAAGTCCATAGTTATAATCTTTCTTTATTTTGTAGTACTTTATTAGATGAAGCCACCGCTGAGTATCCATCCAGCGTCCTTGCTCTTACCTACAAGCAATGCGTCTGGGTATCTTGCAACTTGCAATGGCGACATATTTGTGCGTTTCAAAGTTGCTTTTGCTTGCGCCGCAAACTGTTGAATCATTGCAATTTGTGTTGGATTGTTTTTGCCATATTGAGGCATCAAGCGTTCAGCCAAACACCAGCGCAGGCACATTGTGTAGCCCTGTGGCAAAACCACATCTTCATACAAACTGCCGTAGCGAGTAAACAAAGTGTTGGCAAACAAATGCACTTCACCTTGGGCTGGATTAGGCCAGACAAACAAGTTTGCAGATTCTTCATTGGCGTTGTAGTAAATCGCTTTAGGCCAAGGGCCGTTTAGAGTTTTCAAGCCAATCGTTTGATAGTCAGACAAAGCTAATATAGAGATTGGATAATCCAACCCGCCGCCTTGAATTGGTTGACCGTTTGACGTAGTGTTTACCCGAACAAATGCAGAATCAATGCCTAGTGGCTTTTGATAGTTTGCCGTAATAGTCGTAGTCGCAACAGTTTGCGGGATGCTTACGCGATATGTACCAGCTTGAATGACGTTACCGCCACCACCTGTCAAACTCAAAGTAATCTTTGTGCCAGCAATAATGCCACCGCCACTTAGGATTTGCCCTTGAGCAACAGCACCAGAATTAACAGTTGTAACGGTCAAAATGTCGCCAGAAATAGACCCTTGGAACGAAGCGCCGATAAAGTTAAGTGTTTGCGGACTTGGACCAAGGCTGTACTGCACTTGACCAGGTATCACAGGGAAAATAATCTCTGTGATGTTAAACACCATCATGTTTTCGTTTGACCATTGGTCAACGAGGTCATTCATCATGTCAAACGCATCTTGCGCTGCATCTGGTGTCGGTGTTTCACCAGCTTCTAAACCGCCAATGTCTTTAAGTGCGCGAGAAATTATGTCTATTGGCTTTGTCATGTTTTACCTTACAGGTCTGGTGTGAAGGTCTGCGGCAACCAAGGGGCTGGAACAGGCTTCTTTGACAGCGATTCAAGCTGTTCTGTTAAGCGTGATTTTATGACATTCTTGCCATCAACAACAGCAGAATCTTCAATCCATTGGGCAATCATTTCTTCTGTTACTTCAGCAAACGGCACAGCTCCTGCTTCTGGAAAACTCCAGTAACCTTCGGTTTCAACCGTGTCATCGCCTTCGGTTGCAGAACAAAAGTATTTAGCAGATGTGATTGCCTCACCATCAGCGTAAATGTCTAGAATTTTCCAGACGTAATTCATGATTTCGCCCAAGGCAAACCAGAGGCGCTTACAGGGTTCTTCTGAGCTTCAATCTGAGCAGCCAATGCAGCCTCAACAGTTGCTTCGCCTAGTTTGTCTTTTACCCATGCAATCACTTGTGCTTCAGTCAGAGATGCAAAGGGTGTCTCAGGTGTACCAGCTTCAAAGCCGATAGTGCCGTAGGTGGATGCTGAGAAGTCACCATCAGTTTTGCTGACGCTGTAATGCACAGTAGTGACAAAACCGTCAGATGTGTTGCGGTCAAGTTGGTTGATTGTCCAAAGTGTTGTCATTATTTGTTTTCCAGTGCTGTGATTCGGGTTGTCAGGGCTGTGATTGCCGCAGCTTGCGAGGATATGATGGCTTGTTGTTCTTGCGAAGTGGTA